TTGCCCTCCCCAGCTTGTAGCTGATCCTTTAGGCTCCCGTAGGTTTCGTTGTGGATCTCTAATCCCCTATCCAGTCCAGCCATTCGGCCCTCATGCCTAGCTTGGCTTATTTCTAGGTTTATGAAGTTTTGAAGTATGTCGATCCGTGATTGGGCGACCGACAATTGCAGGTCAATCGCTTCTCGGGCGTGCTTATTGCCCTCCCAATGATTCTCAACATCTTCGCGAGCCCCTGCAATCATTTGCAAGGCTTCGTTGATGCGTTCTTCTGTTATGCTCATTTGTTTTATTGTGATGTTTTTCATAAATTAAATACACCTTGAGGCATGCTAGCCCCTAGTGCAAGCTTAAATTAAATCGTTGAGCTCCATGGGAGCGACTGAATTTACTCCTATCGCTATCACTAGCCCCCAAAGGGAGGCAATGATTAAGGCTGCGGTTATGGTATCCACGATGCGTTCGCAACGCAAATACCGGTCGTGTGGGTGCTCTTCCTGGTTTTTGTTCATCAATGTACACTGTTTATCGCAATTGCAACCGATAGCCCAATTAGGGCCAAGATTAATACGCAAGCAGTTATTCGGCTCAGTGAGCGTTCAATTTGGTCTTCGCTCATGATTCGCCCCCTTTCCATCTCTCTTCGAATACTTTCTCAAATGTCGGATGAATAACCTTCTTTGCTAGGGAGTCGGGAGCTTGTCCAGAGAGTTGCAAACATTCAAGGAACGCGGCCTTTGGCATCGTCCAAAGCATCCCCTTTGCCTGCGTCCATTGTCCATTTATTAGGCTGTAAGCAAGTAGATTGCTCCAGCGATAGCTTTCAATATCGTATTCCTGACCCATTGAAAGGTCGATTTCTTGCGACTCTGTGTCGTATAGCGTGTCTTTGTTTTTCATAACTTGTCTTTTCATTTATGGGTTAAAGGTTGCCGAATTGGCTGGCAATGGCATCAGCCACTCCTGAAAAAGTTTTTGAACGTACCTTCCACCTGTCCTTGCTTGGCGGCAAATAGTGCAAGCGCATGCGCTCTTTACGCGGTAACTTCATCATTTCCTCGTAAACATTATTTGTCTCTCTCAATTCGGGCAGATTATGAAGCCAGAGCCCCGTTTTTTTGGATTCCAAGTGGCCGTGATGATAGGGCTGGGTATAGCATGGCTTCCCTAGGCGCTGCGAGAGGACGCTAACGGGATTCTCAAAACAAACCCTCTCTGCCTTGCGCTTGCAAACGTTCCAAAATTTCTCAGTCCAATCTAGGGCTTCCTTTCTCTTGTGCTCCTTTGCCATGCCCTTGCCATACCATGCGTTCCCGCTCACGGCAAGCGCAGTGCACTCAGGATGTGCAATGATGAGGTCCACGCTATTATCGGGAATCGTTTCAAGAAATTCCATCACATCGCCTTGCCAATGGTTTGTCTGGTCAATGTCATTCGGTAACAAGTCGCAGCTTGTGACGTCATGACCCTGAGCGCGGAATCGGCCCGCAATCTCGTTGCTCGTCTCACATAAAACTAATATTTTCATTCTTATTCAGTTGTTGTTGTGGCTTGTCTCATCAGTTGCAAGGGAGCCACCCTACGCAAGACGCCTTGCGGCGTTTCGACTATCGGGTCAGTAGTTCACAATCAAGACGCTTCCGCCGTCAAGCTCGATTATTTGAGTTCTTTCTCTCAGGTAGTTCAAGGCGCTTTCGTTGCCGTCTTCCTCGGTCATAGACTGCCATCCTTCCGGCTCATATTCTCTTCCGGCTTCAAGCGCTGAGTCATATTCGCCCCATTCGCAGCAAATTGCAATCGGATCATATTCAATTTCCTCTCCTAAGTCCTCGCTCAATTCGTCGTAATACTCGAACAAGGCGCACAACGCATCGCGCGAGAACTGGTTTTTCCGGCTTTCGGGCCATTCGTTTAGAAACGTGCTTTTAGTCATTTTAGTAATCATAATATTATTCTTTTTAGTTGTTAAAAGTTTACACCCCAAATGCCCGCCTTCCCGTAGGATAAGCGAGCGAGTAGGGAGGACTGTGAAGGGCCTATTCCTCTTTCCAAGCCTTCCAATCTTCTTTGAGCCCCTCAACGTCTACCTTGAAGGCAATCCCTAAGCACTCAACATACTGCAAGTTGCCGTCTTCGTCTTCCCACTCAATTTCCCCCACTGGCAAGTTTATGTCCAATCCAGAGTCAAAATAGTTCATCTCGCGCCAATCCCCAATATGATCTTGCAAGTGAAACTCTCTATCCTTTTCGGGTATTTCTTTGAGTGCTTCGGCAAGCTCCTTTGAGCAATAGCATTCCAAGAATTCTTGGTTAAGCTCAAGGGCGTTTCCTATCGCATCGGCTAAAGCTTGAGCTTCCCACTCAACGATTTGCTTGGCTTGTTCTTCTGTTATTTCTTTTTCTTTGGTTTTCATATTGGTTTTTTGGTTTTTGATTAATTAGTACCCTAGCCATTTCCTCAAATCGTTGAGAGAGTGGAATTGACGATCAACTTGATCGAAAGTGTCGAAAAGCTTGATAGAATCGCCTGAAATCCTAGCGTTTCTGAATTCTGAGTCATGAGACTTTAGCCAACGCAGAACATCAGAAAGGAATTGATATTGCCAGCGTTCATCGTGTGTATCTGTGTTTATTTCCATGCTCCAAAAATTGGAGGAATCCGTGCATTCCGTCAATAACTATTTTTCACTTTGCCGAAAATGTACAAAGCCACAGGGTGAAAGACCGGTAAACAAATCCGTTTTTGTACAATCAATTACTAGATTGCCTAATGGCTCAACAACATTTCAAGGTGTAGCAATGACTGTTTTCACCCTTTGCTTGTCACCCATACGTTACCATAACCAAACGGTAACAAGTAGGTGATGACAATGGCAGATTGATAACACCCCCACGGGTACACAACGGGGTGGGGGGTCACATTGAGTTGTCGCAACCTGGCATGGTACCTATCATTCACACACTCAACGGTTTACAAATAGTCATGTTCACATGTATTGCTACATATGTTCTGTGTATGACCACGCTTATAACCACGTATTGTCCGGTACTCGTTCCGCAGGCTACACTCCGTTCCGATGATAATCCGTTACGTGTCTCGCTTCGCTTGCACTTACGTATTATATAGTATGTAGAGTCAGTTGTCAAGACTAAAGTGTTATTATCAACTGTAGGTTGAATTATTTCTTGACAGGGTTGAATTACTGTGATATAATGTGCGGCGTTATGAAGGATGACAAGTATGTGTTGCTTGAGCGTTTGATGAGTATGGAGGGTGGGTTAGACCCCAGAACTGGTCGTAGAGTTATGTCACAGAAGTTGTGGGAGAGCTTGATAGAGGACGAGATGCGGGATTTGTATGGCCCTGCTCGGTATGAGGCGTGGGACAAGTTGGAATGGTGTAAGGCTAATGATTAAGCTTGTGTTAAAGCCCGATGTCTACCCCTGTTCGTTTATCATATGGGGTGGCAGTAAAGACTATGGGGGGTTCGTTGATGCTATGGTCAAAGAGGGGGCTAGTGTAAAGGAAATAGAAGAGCAAGTTGGAAATTTAAAAACTTGCGACAACACTGCTGGCTTTAGGCTTGACCTGGGAATAGTGCAAGGCATATTTGTTAAGGAAGCATTGAAATGGTCTACGGTGGACACATATGCCCATGAGTCATACCATGCTGTAGTTGGAGCCGTGGAATACTTGGGACTAGAGGGACAAGAGGCTGGGGCTTACTTGATGGACTATTTGATAAGGGAGATTACGAAAAGCAAGACTAAATATTAGTTAAGGAGGTGACATCCAATCGAACCTCATGTAGCCTTGATGTACGAACAGACTTCACTAAAAGATGAATAGAGACGGAGTAGAAAGGGTTAGGGAAATTATTGCTCGGCCAATAAGCGAGGATGTGTTCTCCAACCCAGTGTGGCGAATCAGCAACCTATACACTTGCATAACCAAGGAAGGTGTAGAGGTTCAGTTTGTTCCCAACGATGCCCAATGTGACGTGCTTAACGAGGTGTTCTTGGAGGGGCATAAGCGTGTGCTTATACTCAAGGCCAGGCAGCTTGGCATGTCAACTCTCATTGCCATTATTGGCTTAGACTATGTGCTAACCCACGAGAACAGTACGTTCAACATTCAGTCTCACAATGACGAGGCAGCAAAGGATCTGTTAAGGGAAAAGGTTATCCAGCCCTTTAACCAGCTAGATGATTCCTTGAAGGCTACAGTTGATGTGGTTAATAGCAACTTAAACGAGTTGGTGTTTAGTCCCGTATGGAAGATTAGATCTAAGGTTAAGATTAGGGGTGGTACGAGTCAGGTGTTGCACATATCCGAGTGGGGCAAGGTTGCTGCCAAAGACCCCATTAGGTCTGAGGAAATCCTTACTGGTGCTTTGCCTACCGCTGGTCAAGGGGCCATAGTCTTTATTGAGTCTACCTATGAAGGTGGACAAGCTGGGCACTTCTACAATCAGGTAGTGCAGGCGATGAACACCACGGATGAGCACATTACGGAAATGGACTTTAAGTTTCTGTTCTATCCCTGGTACGATGACTCAAGCTATCGAATGGTGGGCAATGAGTCGCTTCTAACTCAAAGCACAATAGATTACTTTGCGGAACTAGAGAAGCGATTAGGCAGAAAGTTTTCTGTTCCCCAGAAGATATGGTGGCAGAAGCAAAGCGACCTCCTTGGCTTGTTTATGGGACGAGAGTTTCCGTCTACGCCAGAAGAAGCAATGGCTGCCCCTGTCGATGGTGCCATATACGCTGACATACTAGAGGTTGTCAGGAGAAAAGGTCACTACCGGAACGATCTGCCAGCCAGTAAGGAAGTGCCGATATGGGCGGTATGGGATTTGGGTTTCCGAGACTACACAGCTATATGGCTAGTGCAGTGGGATGGCGTTACGCTTAAGTGGCTATGGTTTACCCAGGGTAGTCAGAAGCAGACTAGGGAGTATGTGTCTGAACTTGCCATGTCGGGCTACGAAGTGTACGGTCACATCCTGCCGCATGATGCTGCGTACATGGACAAGACTGGTACCAAGAACTATGTTATGGAGCTGCGTGATTGTGGCGGTAACAACATCAAGGTGTGTCCTAAGACTAGGGATGTGTGGCGTGGTATTAACAACTTGAGAAGTTTGCTACACAAGTCCTATTTCTATCGCCCCAACATGGAGGATGGGCTTAAGATGTTGCAGCAGTATAGAGCTAAGAAAAACGATGCTGCTGGCATACTAGGCACTGTACCGGTTCACGATTTTACTTCTCACGCTGCTGATGCTGCTAGGTATGTAGCAGAAGGCATCGAGCATGGCTTGTTAAACACAACGGTCGGGTACACTCAAAACAAACGCAAAGGGCCGGTCCGTATTGAGGAACCCGTTAATGGCTTTTAATTATGACAAATATAAGAGACATAAAGGAAGAAGACGTAGAGGAGTTGGTGGACTTAGCTAAGAAAGACGGCCACGGACTTTGGCGACCAACTAGCATTATTGAGGTAGACGGAAAGATTAAAGGCAGTTTGTCAATTGGTGGAGTGCCGCTAATCACTGCGTTTATTTCCAAGGAGGTTGACTCACCCTATGTATTCCGTGAGGTTATGAAGCAGGGCAAGAACACAATATCTAATGCGGGATTCCAGGACTACTTAGTGGCCCTGAATGATGACAGTCCAGCATTTAAGTTTATGCCCAAATTCGGGCTACAACCTTATCAGTCAGTTATGTGGTATGGGCAAACACAATAGATTTACAGATGACAAGTATGCGGAATACGCCCTTCGCATTCACAAGAAGGACGCATCACAAACAATACCCAAGATAGCATCTGCGGTATTTGGTGTTAGTCTTAGCTATGCCCAGCAGAAGGCTTGGGACTGGATGAAGCATGCTGAGTTTATTCGCGAGAAAGATAGGCTTGAGCAGATTGAGACATCAACCGATCCCATGACCAAGGATGAGAAGCTTATCCAGAATCGGGTACTAATCGACGAGGCTTACCGAATTAGGGACAAGGAAAACTACATCAAGCTAGTGCGTATGGACAATGAAATGCAGGGGCACACAAGGTCTGATGAGCAGGGGGATGCAAAGTTGCAACAAGGCAACGCCCTTATTGGTGAACTCATGAAGCAGTTGCGAGACAAGAACAAGAACATAAAGCAAGCCGAAAAGGTTATAGATGTTATCGAAGAATAGTTTTTTGTTTTTTTACTTGACAATTATTGTGCAATGGTGTATAATGTTCGGCAACTTTTATCACTATGGGCAATTTTGTAGTACCTTTAATAGCATCTGTTGTAGGTGGAGTAGCAACATCAGCAGTAATGAAAAGTGCTGCACCTAAACCTCCACCAGTTCCAACCAAAATTAGTCAGCCACCTACAGTGATAGCTGCTGGTGAACAAGCCAAAAAATACGAAGGCGACAATCAGATGGACTTGCTTAGTACAATTATTGCTGGGCAAGACAAGAGAAGAAATAAATTAGGATAATGCCTCAAGAAGATTCATCAAGGGCGAGAGCCATCCTTGCTGACTTCGACGACTTTCCAGAGATGGAAAAGTGGAAGTCTTACGCAAACAACATAGCAATTTATGGGGAGGAGCGTAAGTCTGGACAGATTGGTGGTCGCACCGCAGGTCAGATTGACAGCACTCGCATATTTGACACTACGTTCCGTGATGCCCTAGAGGTGTTTAGTGCTGGCATTGTGTCAGACCTAACTCCACAAAACGAGCGATGGCTAGAGCTTGAGTCACAGAGTTTTGACCCAGAGGTTGTTGAAAGCGAACGCATGTTTTACAACGGTGCGTCAGATCGCATTCGCACTCGCATTGGTCAGTCCAATTTTTATCGTGCATTCCATGAGGCAGTTCATAGTGGCGGCATGTTCGGCACGTTCTGCTTGGCTATGATGCCATCTAAGAAACGTGCGTTTAACTTTGTAGAAATTCCATTTGGCAAGTTTAGATTCCGTGAAGATGAAGACGGGTATGCCACCACGGTCTTTCACGAGTGGGACGGCAAGACTGCTGAACAAATTTACGCCTACTTCAAGGACGACATAGAAGACGGTAACGCAGAGCTTCCAGAGGTTATCATGGACGCGATGAAAGCCGAGCATCCTTCTGCTCGTAACAAAAAGTTTACAATCATTCACATGGTTAAGCCACGGCTAGGGTCCGAGGGCAACATACCGGCTGCACCAGAGAACCGTCCATTCGAGTCGGTATACATTTGCAAGGAAAGCAGCAGCACAATCCTAGACAACGATGGTCTGTACTACCAGCCCTACATTGTTACACGCATACTTAAAAGCAGGCATGACGCAGGCTTTGGTCGCTCTCCAGGTACACAAGCATACCCAACCGTTCGGGTCTTGAACCGTGCTATACGGGACATTAGTGTAGCAGTTGAGAAGGGTGTACGTCCTCCAATGCTAGTACCTAAGGACAGTTCTTATCGGAAGGACGACCGTGCCGGTGGGGAAATCATGTTTGATCCACACACTCCCAATGGCGTACCCCAGCCATACATTGTTCCGTTTAACATCCAAAGTGTTGACTGGTTTGTTCGTAGACTAGAAGGTCAAATTCGTTCTGCGTTCTTCAATGAAATGTTTAAGTTCTTTACTCAGCAGGACATTGCTACTACTGAGAAGACAGCATTTGAAGTTCAGATGCAGGCAGAGGAACAGCTCAAACTCTTTACCCCAATCTTTCAGAACATTGTAGACGAGTGCCTAAGTCAGGTTATTGAAAACGTGTTTATCCAGATGTCTCTAGTCGGAGACTTTGATGACTTGCTTGAAGAGTCGGAGCTTGAAGACATTAGCAATTTTAGCGTAGTATACAACAGTCGCATTGCATTAGCAGTTAAGTCACAACGTACACAAGGTCTAGTTAAGGTGGCACAAGCCGCACAAATGATAGAAGCGTTTGTTCCAGGTGCTGGTGCAAGATCTCTTGACTGGGAGCGTGGACTAAAGGAAATTGCCATTAACTCTACGGTGCCTGCCGAAATTGTTAATGATGATGCTACGATAGATCAGCTTAAGCAACGCGATGAGCAAATCGCAATGCTTACTCAGCAGTTGCAGCAATTGCAAATGGCTGGGCAGGCCGTGTCCCAAATGGGCGGTGCTGGTCTTTAATTTATGGAAAAAGGAGAGAAGGACTTAGTTAAAGCATACCAAGAATGCTTTAATAGTGATTACGGCGAAACTGTTCTGGAGCACCTTAAGGATGTTTGCAGAATGAATCAGTTTGGCGTAGACCCGAATGTAACCAATGACGAGCTTAGAAGCTACCACTTGCTAAGCCGAATCGTCAACTATATTGAGTACATGCGGGGGCTTGAGAACTTTCAAAGACCTGAAGTGGATGGTCCATTTCGGATAATCAACGAAGTATAATGCCTACAAAGAAAACAGCAAAGAAGGTTACCAAAAAGGTAGCCACTAAAACTGCGTCTAAACCCGAGGGTCCGACGCTTGAAGAAAGACTAGCCATGCCCATTGAAGAGGCTTATCCCGATGCTCCAGGACTTTGGAGTTCTCACGGGGATAAGGATCCTAACTTTGTTACTTGGCTAAATAAAAAATACCCTAAAGATTATGAGGCTAGGTATAAGCATCGCTATACTATTCTTGATAATCGGGAAAAACTAAATGGCCCATCGCTTACTAAGCAGTGTGTTGAAGCCCAAAGACGTGGCTTTGCAGATGCTAAATCTCGTGCGGGATACAGTGCCAATGAGCATGGCTACGAAGGCTTAGTTAAGCATGAGTATAATGTTGGGTATGAAAACGGGGGAGGTGCACTGTGAGCGAAGAAACAGTAAACCCACTCGCGGCAGAAACAACAGAAGCACCAGCAACCGAGCAAGTTGAGGCGGCACCCGCCGCCCCTGCAAAGCCAGTTGCCACAGCAAACTTGAAAGAGTTTATTAGTGATGACTTGTCGTTTAAGGAAAACATATTTGACAGACTGCCCTTGGAGGAGGGAGAGAATGTTGACAAATACAAAGCCCTTGGCGATAAGTTTAACTCGGTTGGTAGTTTAGCTAAGTCCTATCTTAACTTGGAGCGTATGCTTTCCAAGGAGAAGATGCCCATCCCTACGGACAATGATGGCGATGAGGTATGGGATCAAGCCTATAAAGCCTTGGGCAGACCAGAGTCTCCCGATGGTTACCAAGCACCAGAAGGTATAGACCCAGACGCAAAGGCAGCAACCGATGCTATCTTTCATGAGGCTGGACTTTCGCAACGTCAGGCATCTAGGCTTTATGGTCAAATCGCCAAGGCACTTGAAGACAATGCCAGCAACCAACAGAAGCAGTCTACTCAAAGCGTAGAGCAAGCAGTTCAATCGCTAGAGGCAGACTTCGGTCCACGAGGTGGTGATGGCTACCAACAAGCTTTAGATAAGGCTCAGGTAGTTGCAAAGCACTTAGGGTTGGATGTTGCTGACTTCTGGACTATGCCTGGTTTTGCATCTCGCCTAGCGTCTCAGTACGATACGTTGATGGGGTCTAAGATTAGGGGTGTTGAGAATACTAGCATAACGTCAGCTCAAAGCATTGATGAGCAGATTCATGACATTCAAAACAACCCGTCCAATCCTTACTACACTGCATACCGAGACGGAGATCGTGCTGCTCACCAAAAGGTCTTAAAGCTTTTTGAGGAAAAGTCATCACTAGCTCTTGGGTAATTATTTAAAATTTTACTTGACATTTTAAATAAAATGGTGTATAATATGCGGCATTCCAATCAGACAAGCTTTATGCCCTGTGTCGGAAGCCCCTGCCAGTGTTGACTGGGAACAGGAAATAAACCTGAACTATAACAACTAATTATATTACAATATGTCCTCACAATATCCTAATGCATTCTCACAGAAGTTTGCTTCGGACGTACATATTCAGTATCAGCAGGGAGCTTCTCGTCTTAAGGGTAAGCTTGCTGAGCGTAGCATGGTTGGTGGAGAAGCTATGTTTTTGCCCCAGGTTGGAGCAATTGCTAGCGGAACTTCCTACACGCGCGCTGCTGACACTGCTTATATTGATACGGTACACGAAACTCGCAAACTGACCGCAACCCCAACTCGTTGGGCAGATCTTATTGATATGCCTGACCGCAATCGTAGCGTTGCCGACTTCCTCGGACCGTATGTCGAAATTGCTTCTGCCTTCTTTGGCCGTTCTTACGACTCCACGGTTATCGCGGCTGCTCTGGACGCTGCAACTGCAAAAGTTGGTGGATCGACCTCTGAGTCTTCGGTTACCCTTCCTGCTTCGCAGAAGGTTATCGTTAACTTGAGTGGTTCTAACGAAGGCTTGACTCTTGCCAAGCTCATCGAAGCCAAGTCTATTCTTGGTAAGAATGAGACTCCAATGGGTGAGCAGAAATACTTCGTTCACCGCCAAGAGCAGTTGGACGATCTGTTAAACAACGTAGACAAGGTTAGCGATTCTGACTTTGCGGCTGTTAAGGCTCTCGTAAACGGTGAAGTTAATTACTTCATGGGATTCGAGTTCTGCCCGACTCAGTTGGTTGCTGTTGACGGAAGCGACATTGCAAGCACGTTTGCCTACACTCGTAGTGCTCTCGTAGCTGGTATCACGTCTTCGTTTAACGCTCGCGTTGAACAGCTTCCCACCAAGAACTACTCGTACCAAGTTTGGGCCGAGCAGGACATTGGTGCTACTCGCGTTCAAGAAGAAGGCGTAGTAGAGGTACTCTGCGATCAGAGCCCATAGGCTCTTTGAATTCTAGGTTCTTCCTAGTCTCCTTGGCTCACCTCCTTCGGGGGGTGGGCTTAGGGGTTTAACATACAAGAAGCATGGCAGTAACAAAAACCGATATAGTAAATTTAGCGGCAACCCATTTGGGGGAAAGAAGGTACACCGATCCTTTTACCGACACTAGTCCAACAGCCGAGCTTCTTAGCTTTCGGTATGACTTTAGCAGAAAAGAAGTGCTGAGGTCGCATACCTGGGGATGCGCTAAAAAAGATGTTAGCCTTTCCGCAGACGCAACTGCTCCTGAGCACACATGGGGCAAAAGATTTTTAGTTCCTCAAGAATCGTTAAGGCTTGTCAACATTGGCAACACCGACCTCGACGACTTGCACTACAAAGAGTACGAACTCAAAGGTCAGTACATACACACGGACTTGGCTGCTCCTTTAAAGATTACGTACATTAGAGACGAAGAAGACACATCTGTATTTGATGCTTTGTTGGTCGAGTCTATAGCTTTGCATTTAGCCGCTTCGTGCTGCATGGCAATAACAGATGATAAAGGTTTGTCTCAAGGATTGTTTTCGTTGTATGAAAGAAAGGTAGAGGAAGCCAAATTTACAGACAGTCTGCAACGTCGCAGGCCGGTTGACAACATGTATGCTTCCTCTGTTTGGGATTCAATCCATTACGGTGGAGAAGACGCATGAGTTTGTGGACCAGGATTAACCGATTTAATAGTGGATTGTGGTCGCCGCTTCTTGACGGACGTACCGATCTTGAAGACTACAATTCTGCCCTCAAAACTTGCACGGGCTTTATCCCGCTTAAGTATGGCCCCGCCGAACGCATGTGGGGATTTGAGTATGCGGCTGAAGCTAAGACTAGCAGCAGCATATTGTTGCCATTTAAATTTAGCCAATCGGTAAACTACATTATTGAGACTGACGGAACGTACATGCGTTTCTTTGATAGTTCTCAAAGCACAATTGGCAACGCCCAGGTTACGGTTGACATAGGGGATGTGTCGGCTTGGCAGGCAAGTACGACATACAGGTATGGCGAACTGGTTAGCAATGGTGGAGTTGTGTACGCATTTAACACGCTCGGAGGTGGCGATTCTGCTGGCACATTTACCGCAGGCAACTGGCACGCTTTGACGGAAACTGAAACAACGGGCACGTTTATCTACGAAATTCCGTTGCCGATGAGCCAGTTTACGTCTTACCTGAACTACCCTATGAGGGCACAGGTAAATGATGTAGTCTATCTGGTAAATGAAAATTACGAGCCACTAACCCTGTCTCGTTACGGAGCAACCGACTGGCGTATAGAGCAAATTGAATTTACCCTACCTCCGGTCATTGAGCAAAACACTAGTACAACCACTCTGGCTGTTAATGGGTATGTTGGAAGCGGGGTAACCGTCACTGCATCATCTGCATTATTTGAAGCAGGTCACGTTGGCAGCTACTGGGAGATACGCGAAAAACGTGAAGCCCAAGAAGCATCTTTGGATTTGCATTCTGGTTCATTGGTTAGTGGTCCCATTCCTGTTTTTGGAGACTGGACATTAACTACTAATGGCGGTTTTATTGATGAACTTTATCTTTACAGAAGTGTAGACAATTGGGTAACTGAAGAAAAGATTCAACAACTTCAAGGAAATGGTGGAGGACAATTAGATTTTACTGTTACTGGCAGCGAGTCTAATCCTAAAGCCCAATATGAAATTAGGCAATCAACAAACGGAGGATCTGGGCATTCTGCTGCTGTTTTAATTGTTCCCGCAATAGAAGTTAAGGGGAGTTTTAAAATTACTCAATACACAAGCTCTACTAGCGTAACAGCGGATTGGGTTGAGTCGCTTGACTCTACAGCAGGCGGTGCAGTGGCTGCTACTAAGTTATGGTCCGAGGGTGCATTTAGCAATGTACAAGGATGGCCTGCTGCTGTTTCTTTTTACCAAGGACGCATTTGGTTTGGTGGTACAGACAATCGCAAGCAAACTATTTGGGGGTCTAAAATTGACAGTTTTAAAAACTTTGGAACCTCTGTCCCCAATGTATTGGCAAGTGATGGCGTAAGCTACACGTTGTCTAGTGTAGAGCAGAACAAGATTAGATGGTTTGCTGGAGAAGATGCCTTGCTAATTGGAACGTCTGGAGAAGAATACTCCTTGCGTGGAGCCGACAACAATGCTATATCTGCTACCTCTGCTCCTCTAATTCAAGTTCAAAGTTCCGTTGGCAGTGCGTACATACAGCCAAGACAGGTTGGCGGCACGGTGGTTTTTGTTAGTCCTGAAAGACAACGCGTGTACGAATTGTCATACGACTGGAGATCTAGGGGTTACGCTGCTGAAGACTTGACTAGGCTTAACGCTAAAAACACTGGAGCTACTAATCGAGCATACACTCAAATTGCTTACAGCCAAGATCCCTACAGAATACTTTGGTTACCCAACAATGGTCAAATTGATTGCTTGATTTGGCGCAATTATATTACGGGAGCTTTAGATAGTAAAATTCAAATAATGCGTTTGCGTTCTTCAGAGAACACTCGAAATTACCAATGGTTTTTGGATGCTGGCAAGGTTGTGACTGGGGCAGAAAGCGACACAACGTACCCTGACCCCGACCTTGGCAGCGACTTTACCCTTGTTACGGGAGCAGAACATTTAGGCTCTTACTCGTCCTTAACTGGAACTGTTAGCTCTAGCGGTACAACCGTAACGGGAACCTCAACCACTTTTACTTCTGATCTTTCTGTTGGAAGTTACATCAAAGCCGGTGGAAAGACTCAGCGTGTTGAGTCAATTGCTAGCGACACTTCTTTAACTACGACAAACGCCTTTAGTCCAGCATTGTCTGGGGCTTCGTTTGAACTAGCTCGTGGCAGGGATGACGTTTATGTTTTAGGCGATGGATTGGTGCTTGGCCCATATCAGGTACACGGCGATAGGTTTAGCGTGGACGGTGAATTTAGTTCCGGTGCCCATTCAATCATTTACGGGGTAGCCTACCCGTCAGAGATTGAGACAATGAAGTTGCAGGCACCAGCAGGCGATGGCATGTCTAGGAACAAAAACAAAAGGGCAGTCAATGTAGGTGTTGGTTTTTTCAGAACATTAGGTGGGGACATCGGTGTAAGGTATGACTACGAAGATGGTCAGACCGGGGAAAACTCCTACGAGATACAGTTCCGCACTCCCCAGAACAACATGGACACAGCCATTCCGCTGTTTACTGGCGAAAAGATTTTGCCATTACCGCACGGTAACTTTCGCTACTTCTCTTTATTTTACAAACAAACCAAACCACTTCCCGCGACAATACAGTACATGTCGCCACAAATTTTACCTAAAGGACAATAATGGGAGACTTCGCACAAGCTATATTTGGCGGCATAGAAGGCGGTGCTCAAATTGCAATGGGTCGCCAGCAAAGAGCATTAGCTGAACACAATGCCAAGATTGCAGAACTAGACGCACAGCAGGCAATGCAGGACGCAGAAACTCAAGCGTTTATTGAACTGCAAAAAGGTCGCATGATTGTTGGCGAACAAAGGGTTGGATTTGCGGCAGGAGGTGTCGTAACAACCACCGGCACACCTGCAGTTTTAGCCGCTCAGGACGCCGCTATGGCTGCTCAAAGAGTTGGAAATGTTATGATGCAGGGTCAGGCTGAGGCGTCCCGTCTGCGACGTGGTGCTGACGCTATGAGGTTTCAGGGACGTAGTGCTCAACTTGCTTCCACTGTTGGAGGCTTGACATCAATGGGTAAAGGTATAT